ACACAACTTATGAATGAAAATGTTTGGATATATAATCCATTCAAAGGACTTATCAAATATGGAGATAAAATACAGATTATCAAAGATGTTTTTGTTCCGTCGGATAATGTTGCAACTTTTAAAATATTTTGTGGTGATAAATCCGATAACATTAACGGAGTTCATTTCCTTGGGGAAAAAACTCTGATCAAATTATTCCCCGACCTTTTAACAAAAAAGATGGAAGTGGAAGATATTTTGGAACAAGCTGAAGAATTATTTAAAGAAAACAAAAATAACAAAACTTTACAAAGTCTTTTGACTGGTAAGACAAAAGATGGTATATTTGAAAAAGAACTTTATGAGATTAATCGAAAGATCATTGACCTTCGTAACCCACTTTTAACACAAGAAGCCAAAGATGAAATTTTGAGTTTAATCAACGAAAGTTTAGATCCTGAAGGTAGGTCTTATAAACAAGCTATGAAGATGATGAAAGAAGATGGTCTTTATAACTTCCTACCGAGAGGTGACAATGCGTGGGTGGATTTTATCACCCCTTTTATGAAACTTACAAGAAAAGAAAAACAAACCTTTAAAAAAACAAAAAAATGAAAGAACAAGAATTGAAGAAAATGGAGTTGTTGATTACTCTCAATGACAACATTGTTGTCCAAAGATTTTTCAATGTCCGTGACTACCAAGAAAAGGCAGGACGATCATTGAATCTTTATAACGAGGTTAATAACATCAAACAGATTATTCAAGACGATTTGAAGAAGAAAACTTTGGTCTATATGACGGATAACTTCTTCCAAATTACAACCGATGAATCTATTATGGAAACATCAAACACCGATGGACCAGAAAACTTCAACATTTATATTAAAGATGGTAATCGGACAATTTGTCATTCACAATTTGACGCAAAACTTTTCCCACCAAAAGTTCGTTATACCGTTGATATACGACCACTTTTGAAAGGTGTGTTGCGTAACCTTACTGACATTTTTTCAGACGAAAATTTAATTTATGATTATCTGAATTTAGAACTGGCCTAATCGTATTTATAGAAAAATCAGGTAGTTTCATTCATGGCAAATCAGAAAAATTTCGGTTATTTAGGTAATAACTTCCAGCTCCAACTTCTCAATCAAATCATTTTTGATAAAAAGTTTTTTGGGTCTATTATGGAGTTTATTGAACCAACATATTTTGACAACAAGTATTACAGTATCATCGTTCAGATGATCAAAGAATATCATTCAAAATATGAATCTATTCCGAACATTGCCACACTTGAACAACTAACTATCTCTGAAATTTCTCAAGAACAAGCCCGCAAGGTGATTATTGACACATTGGAAAATGTGAAGAACGCACCACAGGAGGGGCATGAATTTGTACAAGACAAAGCACTGAAGTTTTGTAAACAACAGGTCATGAAGAAAGTCCTTGAAAGGGCTCAGAAAATCATTGACAAAGGTGATTTTGAAAATTATGACGCGTTGGAAGAAATGGTGAGAGAGGGGTTGCAGGTTGGTAATATGGAACAAGACACAGCAGATGTGTTCAGTGATTTGGATGATGTTCTCGCAGAGGATTACCGTCACCCAATTCCAATGGGTATTCACGGGTTGGACAACCTCCTCAACGGAGGTCTTGCAAAAGGTGAAATTGGTGTTATCTTAGCTCCTACGGGTGTTGGCAAGACTACTATACTCACCAAGATTGCAAATAATGCTTTCAATATGGGATTCAATGTTCTTCAAATCTTTTTTGAGGATAACCAAAAAATCATCCAAAGAAAGCACTTCACATTGTGGACGGGTCTTGCTAACTCCGAACTTCCAGAACACAAAGAAGAGGTTATGGATAAAGTTAAGGAAATTAAAGAGAACCAACCCAACAAACTTATGTTGAGAAAACTTCCTTCGGATAGTTTAACCATGAGTCACATTAAGAATTACATTCGTAAAATCAAATCCGAAGGTGTGACAATTGACCTTTTGGTTGTGGATTATATTGACTGTATTCTACCTGACAAAAGTATGGCAGGGGCTGACGATTGGAAAAGTGAAGGATCGGTGATGAGAAAATTCGAAGCGATGTGTACAGAACTTGATATTGCTGGTTGGACGGCAACTCAAGGAAATAGATCATCAATCTCTTCTGATGTTGTTACAACTGATCAGATGGGTGGATCTATTAAAAAGGCACAAGTTGGACACGTAATTATTTCAATTGCAAAATCATTACAACAAAAAGAAATGAACCTTGCAACTATAGCAATTACCAAATCTCGTATTGGTAGGGATGGTATAGTATTTGAGAACTGTAAATTCAACAATGAATTATTGGATATTGACACTGAACAAAGCGTTACATTCCTTGGATTAGAAGAAAAGAAAGAGGAATCTCTCAAACAGCGTCAAAAGGAGTTAATGGATAGAAGAAGACAACGAGAACAAACAATTTAAACTTTACTAAAAAAATGGAAAAAATCTTAACTGAAAACAAGAACCGATTTGTGCTGTTCCCTATTGAACACCACGACATTTGGGACTACTATAAAAAATCTGAATCCGTATTTTGGACGGCTGAAGAAATTGACCTTTCATCCGATCTTATTGATTGGGAAAGACTCAATGATGGAGAAAGACATTTTGTAAAAAATGTGTTGGCTTTCTTTGCAGCATCGGATGGTATTGTCAATGAAAATTTGGCAGAAAACTTTGTAAATGAGGTTCAATACACAGAAGCGAAATTTTTCTATGGTTTCCAAATCATGATGGAAAACATCCACTCGGAAACTTACTCTCTTCTCATTGACACATATATCAAAGACAAAGAGGAACAAAATCATTTGTTCAATGCTATTGATACGATTCCTGCGGTTCAAAAGAAAGCAGAATGGGCACTTAAGTGGATCAAATCACCATCCTTCGCAGAAAGACTTATCGCCTTTGCAGCGGTTGAGGGAATCTTCTTTTCCGGATCATTTTGTTCTATCTTCTGGCTCAAAAAGAGAGGTTTGATGCCAGGATTGTCATTCTCAAATGAACTTATTTCACGAGATGAAGGACTTCATTGTGATTTTGCGGTTCATTTGCACAACAATCATATTGAGAACAAAGTATCTCCCGAAAGAATTAAAGAAATTATTGGTTCGGCTCTTGAGATTGAAAAAGAGTTTATCACCGATATGCAAAACATCGCAATGGAAAATAAAACCAACTTCTTCGAAAAAAGAGTTTCTGATTATTCCAAAGCGGCTGTGGGTGTGAACGAAGGAAAATCATTTTCTATTGACGAAGACTTTTAAAATATTAAAATCATGTATGTAACAAAAAGAAACGGAGAAAGAGAACCTGTAAAATTTGACAAGGTAGTTCTTCGCATCAAAAAACAAACCTATGATCTGAATACAGATTATGTGGATCCTATTAATGTATCCAAGAAGGTAATTGCGGGAATTTATGATGGTGTTACAACGGAACAATTGGATAAGCTCGCGGCTGAGACCGCAGCTTCCATGATTCCGATCCACCCTGACTATTCATATCTTGCTTCAAGGATTGCAATCACTTCACTTTACAAACACGTTCAAAACTTTGGAAAAATCCTACCTTTTAAAAATTGATGGTAAAGTTGCAGAAACACCACAACACCTTTATATGAGAGTTGCGGTTGGTATTTGGGGTGAAAATCTTGAGATGGTTCAAAAGACATATGAGATGATGTCACAAGGTTTGTTTACCCACGCAACACCGACACTATTCAACGCTGGTACAACAAGACCACAACTTTCATCTTGTTTCCTTTTGGATGTTGATGACGACTCTATTCCGGGTATTTACAAAACACTATCAGATTGTGCGTTGATTTCACAATCGGCAGGTGGTATTGGAATTAACATCCACAAGATCCGAGCGAAAGGTTCCTATATCAAAGGAACAAACGGAACATCGAACGGAATTATTCCGATGCTCAGGGTGTTCAATGAAACCGCAAGATATGTCGATCAAGGTGGTGGAAAAAGGAAGGGTTCTATTGCCGTCTATCTTGAACCATGGCATGCTGACATCTTTGAATTCCTCGATTTGAGAAAAAATCACGGGAAAGAAGAACTCCGAGCTAGGGACTTGTTCTTGGCTTTATGGACACCTGACCTTTTCATGAAAAGAGTGAACGAAGATGGTGATTGGACCTTGTTCTCACCAAACGAAGTTCCGGGTCTTATTGATGCTTATGATGACGGGGATCAACTCAACTTCACCACTTTGTATGAGAAATATGAAAACGAAGGGAAAGGTCTCAAAAAAATCAAAGCTCGTCTTCTATGGGAGAAGATTCTTGATTCACAGATTGAAACAGGTACTCCTTATATGCTTTATAAGGACGCTGCTAATCGTAAGTCAAATCAAAAGAATCTTGGAACCATTAAGTCTTCAAATCTTTGTACGGAAATTCTTGAATATACCGACAAGAATGAAACCGCTGTATGTAATCTCGCATCGATTGCACTTCCAAAGATGGTAGAAATTCCTACAGGTAAAGTTAGAAGTAGAAACAAAAGATTCAGGACATTCGATTTTGAAAAACTATATGATGTGACTTACCAAACTACGGTAAATCTAAATAGGGTTATCGACATCAACTACTATCCAACACCTGAAACCAAGTTTTCTAACTTCAACCACCGTCCAATTGGTATTGGAGTTCAAGGATTGGCAGACACTTTTGCAATGTTGGGATTCTCTTTCGAATCGGAAGACGCAAAAAAACTAAATAAGGAAATTTTTGAAACCATCTATTTTGCAGCACTTACCGCATCAAAAGATTTGGCAATGAAAGATGGGTCTTACAGTTCATTCAATGGGTCACCAGCGTCTAAAGGTGTTCTTCAATTTGATATGTGGAATATCAACCAAGAAGAAGATTTGTCAGGAAGATGGAATTGGGAAGAACTCAAAGAATCTATTGTAAAAAATGGTTTGAGAAACTCTCTACTCTTGGCTCCGATGCCAACCGCATCAACCGCACAAATTCTTGGAAATAATGAATGTTTTGAACCATTCACATCTAACCTTTACAAAAGAAACACTTTGTCGGGTGAATATGTTGTGATCAACAAACATTTGGTTGAAGACTTGGTCGATCTTGGTCTTTGGAACAATGAAATTAGAGTTAAACTCTTCGCGGAAGAAGGATCAATACAGAACATCAACGAAATTCCAAATCACATCAAAGAAACCTATAAGACGGTATGGGAGATGAAAGGTAAAAATCTGTTGGATATGGCTCGTGACAGAGCAATCTTTATCGATCAGTCGCAATCTTTGAATATGTTTATGAAAGATGTTACACACTCTAAACTATCTTCAGCTCACTTTTATGGATGGGGGATTGGACTCAAAACCGGTATGTACTATCTTAGAACCAAAGCAAAGGCGTCGGCGTTGAAAGGGTTGGGTGTTGATATGAATGAAATTAAAATAAATGAAGATTATTTGGTTCAAACACCAACAACATCGGTGAGTAATATTACAGATGAAATCACAACAGAAATGATTTCTAAAGTGTGTTCGATAGATGATCCCGATTGTTTAACATGTTCAGCATAAAACAAAAAACCCAACCTTAGAGTTGGGTTTTTTTCATTGTAAAATAATTTCACTTTTAACATCCACCATTCTCCTTATTTCTTCTTCAGAATATTTTTTTGAGATAGGTGTATTTCTCAAATACAAATCACCACCAACGGATTTAAGGTTTCCAAGG